ATTTTTCAGGGCCGGTAACATTTTCAGCAGCACGGCCTACCCTCGAAAATCTTAATATTGGCACATGGCCGGATCAAACTCGGTTCATGGACGACTTCACGGGTATTCTCTTGGATGCCACCAATGACTGGACCGTTGTAAAAGATTCCAGTGCTACGGTAGCTTTACAGGCGGATGCTTTGAATGGAGTAGTTGATCTTACTTCAGCCGCGACTACCGATAATGACGGTAGCTCTATTCAGGGAAATGAAATCTGGGGCCTTCCCTCAACGGCTGGTGAAAAGCTTTATTTTGAAGCTCGTTTCCAGATGTCTGATGTCGATCAGATGGATATGTTCATTGGCGTTTGTGAAAATTTTGCAACAAATCCAGAAGCTATTTTCACTGCATCCAATAGAATTGGGTTCCAGATTGATGACGGGGATGCGACTCCTCATTTGATTACAGAATCAGGGGATAGTGAGACAGATACAACTTTGTCAGGGACTACTTATGATCTCACTGATGCAACTGATGTCACTGTGAGTTTTGTAGCGACGAAGGGTACAAGTACCGATGTAGTAGAGTTCTATATCAATCGTACCAAAGTCGGCACTCATACTACGAATGTTCCGACAGCCAATATGACGCAAGCAGCAGCAGAAGTTTCTGGTGATGCTACCGGGACAAAGTCAATGAGTATTGACTACATTATGGTCGCACAAGACCGTGGTGTTAGTTACTAACCCAGGGGAGTAACTTAAATGGCTGATGTCTTTGTAGAAAAAGTCATTGAGGATGGTCCTCGTAACTTTGTTAAATCTTTTTCGTACACGCACGTTGACACAGGTCAATCTGCGGTTATGGCGATAGACGTTTCTGGATTATCCACTCTTCAAGATGGAACGGCTTGCACAGGAGTTCGTATTAATAAGATATGGTTTAGTACGTCAAATCTTGAATTAAACATTTTATGGGATGCCAGTACCGATGTATTAGCAATAGTGCTACCAACAGATTATCAAGGTAGCTTTGATTTCTCTTCCTTTGGTGGCTTAGTAAATAGTGCTACAAGTCCTACTGGGGATATCAGATTCACTACTGTGGGGGCTGCGGCTAATGATGATTACACCGTGGTCATCGAATGCATTAAAGAGTTCTAATCGTGGACGAACTTTCCAGGAAGAATGAGCTTGAGCTTGTCACTATAAGAGGCGAGCTCAAGCTCCTTTCACAAAAGATAGATGTTATTAAAACAAATGACATCTATCATCTTCAAAAATCCCTGGATACTATGAGCAAGCGTTTATGGGCGATAGGGTTTTTGATATTAGGGCAAATAGTTGTAGGACTCCGCCTTACTGTGTGGGGTTAAGGAGTAAAGGATGGCAACTTCTGGATCCGTTGATTTCAACCTGGACATGGCTGAAATTACAGAGGAAGCCTTTGAGAGGTGTGGCTTAGAGTTACGCACGGGTTATGACTCTCGAACTGCCCGGAGATCGCTTAATCTTCTTTTTGCCGATTGGGCCAACCGGGGCCTAAACCTCTGGACAATTGAGCAAGTCACACAGACTTTGGCTCAGTTATCAACTTCCTCCGCCGTAGCGACTTATCCCATTGGTGTTATCACCATGACAGTGGGAGATTCCAGTAGTTTTAGTGTTGGGGAAACAATAACAGGTGGTACCAGTGCGGTAACCGCTTCTATTATTACACTCCCTTCTTCCACTACCATGACTCTAACGGTTCCGAGTGGCAGTTTTACTGCTACTGAAACCATTACTGGATCCTCGAGTGCTGCTACCACAACAGTAACAGCAGATCCAAGTTTAACGGATGTTCAGGCTACGGTGGATGTACTCGAGGCGGTAATTCGCAGAGATAGTCAAGATTTATCAATAAGCCGTATCGGAAGATCTAATTACTTGGATATTCCCACGAAAACGACCCAAGCGCGTCCTACCCAGTTCTACGTTAATCGTCAGATAACTCCTACTATTACTGTGTGGCCTGTTCCAGAAAATTCCACAGACCAGTTAATCTATTATCGTGTGAAAAGGCTCGAGGACGCAGATGTGGCTACCAACAATGCTGACATTCCCTTCAGATTTTTGCCCTGCCTTGTAGCTGGGTTGTCTTATTATATTGCTCTTAAAAGGTCGCCGCCTCGAATAGAGGGTCTGAAACTAATATATGAAGAAGAATTTAAAAGAGCATCCGACCAGGATATTGATCATGGCGTTCCTTTACGACTTGTACCCACCGCAAGATCTCTAAGGGTGTAGCATGTCAAGATACGCAAGTGAAAAATATGCTTTGGGCATCTCTGACATGTCTGGTAGGTCCTATCGCCTCAGAGATATGAAACTAGAATGGAACGGTTTTCTTGTTGGGAAAGACGAATTTGAGGCAAAGCAACCCCAACTTACGCCGGCGAAGGTTCTTCCAGACTCACAGGCTCTGCGAATAAGCCGTCCTGATAGGGTGGAACCCCCAGTAGAGGTTCTACTCCAGTTCAATCCATTCCGGTCAGGGGATTCTGGATCGACAACCATTAATGTGTACCAACCAGGACATGGCAGAAGCACAGGGGATACGGTTCGATTTCGTTCTGTAGAAGCTTTTGATGGTTTTACAGAGAGTATGATCGAAACTGCTGCAGGATTTTCGATTACGAAAGTCGATGATGCTAATTATACCTTTACCGCCAGTAGCGGGACGGCCACAAGTGGATCTGTCCGAGGTGGTGGTGGTTTTGCTTCCGCTGGCCCCGTAACAGTGAGTCCTTAACATGGCTTTTACATTTGCGACTTTAAAGACAGCAATTCAGGATTATACCGATAACACTGAATCCACTTTTGTGAGTCAGTTAACCCGTTTTATTCTGAATGCAGAAGAACGCATCCTTAAAGAATGCCAACTCGATGTGTTTAGAAGGAACTCTCAGGGAACTACGTCCGCTTCTACTAAATTCCTGTCCAAACCAAGTGATTTTTTAGCTCCTTTTTCATTGAGTGTAGTGAACGATTCAAGTAATGAGTTTTTATTATACAAACACGTCACTTTTTTACAGGATTTTACACCTAATCCAGCCACCACAGGGGTTCCTCTTTATTACGGCGATTGGAATGACACAACTTTTTTGCTGGCCCCTACCCCTAATGATGCCTTGACTATGGAACTCCATTATTTCTTCCGCCCCACTTCTATCACCGCTACATCAGATGGTACAAGTTGGCTCGGAGATAATGCAGAATTAGCTATGTTGTATGGCAGTTTGGTAGAGGCATATACCTTTATGAAAGGGGAGCAAGATCTTCTGACTTTTTATAATAACAGGTACTTTGAATCTCTTCAGGGCTTAAAGAGATTAGGAGAGGGCCAGCAAACAAGTGAGGAATATCGTCAGGATCGAGTGAGAAGGGAAGTTACTTAATGTTTCAAGCCAATGGTCAAGGAGATGTGGGACAAGTTCAAGTATTTACTTCCAATAACACAGGTCATAGTCCCGAACAAATAGCCGATATGGCTATGAATAAAATAATGGTGATTAATGAGAAAGCTCCGCCTCCTATAAAAGATCAAGCAGTTGCTTATAGAAATAATATTCGGGATATAATAGTTTATTACTTGAAGCAGATGGCAAAGAGCGAAAGAACAACTATTTGGGCATTGCTCAAGAAACAGGGTCATGCGGACATGGCTGATATCATAAGGAGATTGTGAAATGGCTATCAATCAAGCCATGTGCGGTACATACAAAAAAGAAATCACAGTAGGTATCCACTTCTGGTTAGACCACACTCGAACGGGGTCTTCTGGTATTTCAGCAGATACCTTTAAAATTGCGATGTTTACGTCCAGTCGTACAGATGCCAATGAGGATTTGACGGGCTACAGCACTACGAATGAAGTAAGCGGGACTGCTTATTCAGCGGGTGGAGAAGCCCTTGCCAGTGTGACTTTAGGTCTTTCGGATAATAGTTCCTCTGTTCCCACGGCCTTTCTGGATTTCGCAGACACGACTTGGTCTACTTCCACTATATCAAATGCTAGATGTGCGGTTATTTATAATTCCACGTTAAGCACAGCAGGAACGGGCGCAACGGTCAATCATGCGGCCTATCCCAGTGTTTGTGTCTTGGACTTTGGTGGAGATAAATCATCGAGTGCAGGGGATTTTACGATCCAGTATCCTGCGAATGACGCCAACAACGCAGTTATTCGTATAGCGTAAGAGTAACGAAGTGGCCCTGTTATACGGTTGGAGCCGAGAAACCTGGAGTAGCGGCCCTTGGAGCCAACCAGCCCCATTAGCGGTTACTGGAGTTCAGGCAGCCGGAGCAATAAGTTCTGTTTCAGTTGTTGTTGACACAACAGAGGAAGTTACCGGAGTTGAGGCTGCAAGTGCCATTGGCACTGTTACGGTAATTGCAGAGGTTAATGTCTCGGCTACAGGGGTTGAAGCGGCTGGAGCTTTAGGCTCTGAATCTGTAGTCACCGAGCTTATTTTTGGGGTTACTGGTGTTGAAGCGGCTGGGGCAATAGGGGATATTGGAAAGGGTGTTTCGTTTGTTGTTACGGGAGTTGAGGCACAAGGACTTGTAGCAACGCCAAATGTATGGAGTGTGATTGACACGACACAAGACGCTAACTGGGTTCAAATAGCGGCATAAGGTAAAGACATGGCTTCATCATATACTACAAATTTCGGCATCGAAGAGATGGCTGCTG